AGCTGGGCACCCGCCTTGCCAACATGACCTCCAACCAGACCAAGATCCCCGTGCTGTCCATGCTGCCTCTGGCATACTGGGTCAACGGTGACACCGGCATGAAGAAAACCAGCAAGCAGGAATGGGACAACGTCTACATGACCGCCGCAGAGCTGGCTGTCATCGTTCCTGTGCCCGAGGCCGTTCTGGCAGATTCCTCCTTTGACATCATGGGCGAGGTACAGCCCCGCGTCCGTGAGGCCATGGGCGCAAAGATCGACAACGCCATCCTGTTTGGCGGTGACCGTCCCACCGAGTGGACGACCGACGTGCTGACCCTTGCCGCAAAGAACAAGGTCACCGGCCCCATCGACTACACCAAGCTGCTGGGCAAGGATGGTCTGTTCTCCAAGGTCGAAGCTGGCGGCTTCGGCGTTGATGCCGTGGTGGGCGACCTGACCGCCAAGGCAGAGCTGCGCGGCCTGCTGGATACCAATGGCCGCCCGCTGTTCCGCTCTGATATGCAGGGTGCAACCACCTACGCGCTGGACGGTGCGCCCATGTACTTCCCCGAGAACGGCGGCTTCGACGCTTCCAAGGCACAGCTGATCGCAGGCAACTTCAAGAAGCTGGTGTACTCCATCCGTCAGGATGTCACCGTGAAGCTGCTGGATCAAGGCGTGATTCAGGATCCCTCCACCAAGGAGATCGTCTACAATCTGGCCCAGCAGGATATGGTGGCCCTGCGCGTTGTGATGCGTATGGGCTGGGCACTGCCCAACCCCGCCACCCGCATGAACGCCGACCGCTCCAAGGTTCCGTTCGCATTCCTGACCGCTGCGGCTGTCGCAGCATAAGGAGGCCTCCATGCTTTACTGCACCTACGAACAGTACCAGACAGCGGGCGGTACGCTGGACGAGGCTGCCTTTGACACGCTGTGCGCCCGGGCTTCCCGGCTCATCGACCGGCACACCTTTGGCCGGGCAGAGCCACACGCCAGGGCCTGTGCCGGGTGCGCCGCCCTGTTGGCCGATGCCTGCGTCCAGATCGTCGATGCCATGAGCGCCGCACAGAGCGCCTGTGCCGTGCCCGGGGCTTCCAGCGTGTCCAACGATGGCTACTCCGTCACCTTCGCCAGCGGGGCGCTTTCCGAGCGGCTTGCAGCGGAAGCGCGGGGCATCCTCTCCAACGCGCTGGGCAGCGACCCTCACGGCCTGCTGTATCGGGGGTGTTTCTGATGCAGTGCAGCGTAACTGTGGTGAACCTCATCCACGACACCGCCACTGAGACCGACCGGCCTGTCTGCCACGTCATCCCGGGGAGCAGCTGGCGGGAGAAGCTGGATACCTCCGGCGGCGACCCCCAGCGGACGGTGCACGTCCGGCTGCCCCCTGCGGCGGGCTACCTGCCCTATTTCCAGTGGGCAAAGCTCCCGCCCGGGGAAAAGGCGGCACACTGGACGCTCAAGCGGGGCGGCAAGCTCATCTGCGGCGCTGTCCGCAGCCTGACCGAGGCCGAGTATGCTGCCCTCGAGAAAACACACATCTGCTGCACGGTGGCGGCGGTCTCCGACAACCGGGAACCGCTGCTGCCGCATTTTCATGTAGAGGGGAGCTGAGGAAATGAGCAAGCCTGTTTTTGATCAGCCCTACGGCCTGCGCTACAAGGTGGACGGCGTTCAGATGCAGCTTTCCTGGCGGCCTGACTTCGGTGCCGAAAAGACTGCTGCCCTGCAAAAAGCGCAGTATGCCATGGCACAGGAAGCGGCCCGGCTCATCGACAGTTATGTTCCGCTGGACACCGGCACACTGAAAAATAGCGTGCAGACTGCTTCCAAGTATGACGAGGGCCTTTTGGTCTACAACACCCCCTACGCCCGCAAGCAGTATTACCTGCACGCCGAGGGCAGCGATCTGCACACCTTCATGGGTAACAAGGAACGTGGGCAGGAAGCCGACAAGTACAAAGGTCTGCGCGGCTCCTACTGGGGCCAGCGGGCACTTGCAGACATGGGAGAGCATCTGGCCCTTTATGCGACCCGTGCCGTTACCATGTTCTGGGGAGGGATGGGCCACTTATGAGCGAGAAAGCCACCATCACGGCCATGCGGGAGTGGCTCAAGACCTGCCCTCTCATCGCCGAAGAACAGACCGAGAACGGGGCAGCATTCCGTATCTCCGGGCTTTCCCCGGAGCCGGTGGCCGAATTTTCAATTGAGGATTCCCCCACAGACCCTGTGCTGACCACTTATTTCTCCGGCAGGAACATGGCCAAAAGCTATGTATTCCTGAGCCGCCGGGAATACAGCGAGGCTCAGAGCACCCAGATCGCCAACAGCGGCTTTTTTGAGCAGCTGGCCGACTGGGTGCTTGCCCAGAATGACCGGCATGACCTGCCCCAGCTGGAAGCCCCAAAGCAGCCCCTCAGCGTATCGGTCACCGCATCGGGCTATATCGTTACCAGCAGCGCCGGAAGCTGCAAAATGCAGATGCAACTCCGGCTCGTTTATTACCAACCGAAAGGAGTTTCAACATGACTGTTACTGAAGCTGTTACCGCCTCCGGCATCACCCCCAGCGCCGACTACAAGGGCATCGAAAACACCGATGACTTTGTGCTGGCCATCTGCACCGAGGCCAGCAAGAAGGATGCTGTTAAGGATTGGACCGTCTGTGCCGACCATGTGCGGGAGCACAGCGGCGCACTGAACGCTTCCACCTCTGACAATACCTACATCCGCACCGGCCCCGTTACCACCAAGGGCAGCGTTCAGCGCACTCTCGCCATCAACGGCGACCGCTGCAAGGGCGATGCGTTCCAGGACTTCATTCTGGGCCACGAGATGATCTATGGTTTCGGCCAGAGCGTCATCCTGCCCTACGTCTATTTCTCCCTGCGCACCGGCAAGGGCGAGAAGGGCGAAGCCGCATTCATCGTCACCAGCGACGTGGGCGGCTCTGCCGGCGCAATCGCCACCTTTGCCTGCGATGTAAAGGGCATCGGCACCCCTGCCAAGTTCGACTATTCTACCGCTGCGGCAGGCTGATCCTGCCCGTAGCTCTGTGCCCTCGTCCTGACCGGCGAGGGCTTTTTTGATAGGAGACGACCATGAAGATCTTTGATAAGGAATTTGCGTTTTCCAGCCTGAACGCCAACGATATCGAGCGGCTGGAGCAGGCAAAGGCAAAGCTGGAAAAGGCCGAGGAGGCCGAGCGTCAGCGTGCACAGCAGACCCCTAACATGAGTTATGCCGAGGGTATCCGCGGCCAGTGCCGCATCGTGGAAGCGTTTGTCGATGATGTGCTGGGCAAAGGGTCTGCGGCAGCTCTTGGGCTGGACGGCAATGACCTGGGCAAGGCCCTGACCGTGATGACCGAACTGACCCGGGCTGCCAATCAGGAAAAGCAGAAGTTTGACCCCAGCCTTCTGGCTCCTCAGCTGAACCGTGAGCAGCGGCGCAAGGCAAAGCGCCGCCGTCATCATGGCTGACATCCTGCTGGAACCACTGCCCACCGAGTGGGAGGGCCGCGCCATCGACCCGGACTTCCGCCCCATGGTCTGGCTGTCGAACCAGTACCAGCGCAAGCGGGAGAAAAAGGACACCCTTTCCTTTGCGCAGGAAGCGTTCCAACGCTTCTACCGGGAGCCGATCCCTCCCCAGCTGGCCCCGGAAGCCTATGAAAGTTTGCTGCGCTTTTACCACGGGGCCGACCCACCCGGACGTTCCGGCGGCAAAGGCAGCGGTTCCGGTGAGATTGCCATGGATTTTGCCTGTGACGCGGACTATCTGACCGCAGCTTTTCAGCAGGCTTACCACATCGACCTTACAGCAGAGCACATCCACTGGTGGCGGTTTCTGGCGCTGCTGCGGGGGCTGCCGGAGGAAACCACCATGGCGAAGATCATGTCTTGGCGCACGATGGACACCTCCGGCATGGAGGGCAGGCAGCGCCAGCAGTACGAGGACCTGAAGGAGACCTTTGCCCTGCCCAAAGAACTGCGGCACACCCGGACGGCAGTCACGGTGGCCGACCACAATGCTGCCTTCCTGCAGCGGCTCAGGCATGGCGATGATGAGGAGGTGAGCGCCCCCAATGGCTGATTTCAGTATTACGGGTGATGTCCGGCTGAACAGCGACCCGGCAGAGCAGAGCGTCAATAAATGGACGGTAGCCGCCGGGCAGATGATCGCCGATTTCGCTAAGAAAGCCGCCGATGCCCTGATGAGCGTGGTGAAGAGCGGTCTGTCCTACAACCGGGACATGGAGAGCTACCTCACCAATTTCAAGGTCATGCTGGGTGACGAACAGCTTGCCGCCGAAAAGCTGGAAGAGATCCGCAAAATGGCAGCATCCACACCCTTCACCCTGTCTGATCTGACTGAGGGAACCCAGACCCTGCTGCAATTCGGCATTGCGGCAGACGACACCACCCACGTGCTGCAGATGCTGGGCGACATTTCTCTGGGCAACGCAGACAAGATGCAGACCCTTGTCCGGGCCTATGGCAAGATGTCCAGCGCCCAGAAGGTCACGCTGGAAAACGTGAACATGATGATCGACGCGGGTTTTAACCCGCTCAATCAGATCTGCGAGGCCACCGGCGAAAGCATGTCCGACCTGTACAAGCGCATCTCGGATGGCAAGGTGGGCTTTGAGGAATTGCAGGCCGCTGTGGAAGCTGCCACCAGTGAAGGCGGGCAGTTCTACAACGGTATGCTGGAAGCCAGCCAGACCTTCAGCGGGCGGCTGTCTACCCTGCAGGACAACGTAGCTGCCCTTACCGGCAAACTGACTGACGGCCTGTTCTCGGCTCTCGGCGACCTCATCGTCAAGGCCAACGAGCTGGTGGTCTCCATCACGGAGGATGACCAGAAGCTGGCCAAACTGAAAGACACCATTGGTCTGGTCATCACCGTTGTCACCTCTGTCGGCGTGGCATTTCTGACCTACAAGGGCTACCTGACCGCCACCTCTGCCGCCACTGTAGTACAGACGGCAGCCACCACAGCCCTTGCCGCTGCACATAAGGCTGCCGAAAGTGGGGCAACCGGTCTAGCTGTAGCACAGGCCGGATTGAACGCTGTCCTGAAAGCCAACCCCATCGGGCTTGTAGTTTCAGTTCTGGCCGCTCTGGCAACGGCCCTTGTGACTGCCTATCAGACCAGTGAGACCTTCCGGAACATCGTGGACGGGGCCTTTCAGGCTGTGGCGAACATCGCAAAGAGCGCCATTGGGGCGGCCATCGGCTGGCTTGACAAGCTCAGTTACAAGCTGAACAGCTTTCTCGGGAAGGATGGGTATACCGGCTTTTCCAGCTACGATGACTACAAAGCAGACAAGGATGCACAGGTTGCAGCGGCCACTTCCAAAGCCAACCGGGAGGCCCGGCACAAGGCAGCCCAGGCCGGGCAAGGCATCAGCACCAAGAGCTGGACGGAACTGCAAGAAGAGGCCAAAGCTGCACAAAAGACCACTGAGCAAGCGGCCAGTGCTGTTTCCGCATCCTCGAAAAAGGCCAGTTCTTCCGCCAAAAAGGCTGCATCTGAGGTAGTGAACTCCATTACCTCCACCAGCACGCAGATTGAGAACGGGGTCACCCGTACCACCGAAACGGTCCATGAGACCCTGAAAAACGGCACGAAACAGCAGAAGCAGACCGTCACCGAAACCAGCCGTCAGATGGTGGACGGGGTCCTCTCGGACGTTAAGACCATCACCACTACAGCGGCAGATGGCACAAAGAAGGTCACGCAGAGCATCGAGGCCGTCCGTGACGTAGTTTCTACGGTCACCGCGACCCAGACGGCCCTCGTGGACGGGGCCAAGGTCACCACCCAGACCACCACCGAGACGCTGGCAGACGGCAGCGAGCAGGTCAAGCGGGTCATCACCAGCACCGGCACTGAGGTCATCGAGGGCGTGCAGCACACGGTCAAGACCGTGACCACCATCGCCGCCGACGGCACACAGACTGTGGCAAAAACCATCGAGGATGCCGGGCCCCAGTACGGCAGCGTGGGTGAGCTGCTGACCACCCAGTTCCGCACCAAGCTCACCGAGGGCTGGGCGCAGATCCAGTCTGACATCCAGACGGACGCGCTGGGGGCCATCGAGACGCTGGCAACGGCCCTCAAGGATAGCGACCTCGAGAGCCTGGGTCTGTGGGCGGCCAGCTACTTCTGGCAGGCCTGCACCAAGGAGCAGCAGACCCAGATCAACAGCATCGCTCTGGGGGCCCTGAACCAGCTGGGCAGCGCCCTTTCCGGCGTGTTCGGGAACCTGAGCCAAATGGCCATGGGTCTGGTGGCGCAGTTCGTGCCCGCCGCAGCCAGCGCAACCACGAGCCAGATTGCACTGAACACCGCCATGGACGCAAACCCCATCCTCTTTGTCATCTCCCTCATCGGGATGCTGGTGGGTGCGCTGCTGAACTTCAGCGGCAAAAACAAGGATGTGGCCAACGCTTTCCAGAATGTCTGGGCGGGTGTTGAGGACTTTATGAGCTACATCTTCGAGGGCCTGATGCGCATCGTGGCGGCGGGCATCGAGGGCTTTGTCATCCTCATCAACGGCCTCATCGGCATGTATAACTCCGTGGCGTGGCTCTGGGGCGACCATGTGGATTACATCAGCAATCCAGCCTGGAACTTTGCCAACCAAATTGCCGCCGACCGCAAGGCCCGGCAGGCCGAGCGAAAAAAGCAGCAGGAAGCTGCCAATAACCCCAGCAGCTCCGGCACTTCCACCAACTCCCAGAAGGTCATCGAGAGCATGACCGACACCAGCAAGACCACCACTGCCGACGGCAGCACCGTGACCACCAAGGTGCTCACCGAGAAGTTGAAGGACGAGACCGGCAAGATCACCCAGAGGGTGACCAAGACCGTCACCGAGGCAGGTACCAAACTGGTGGACGGCGTGGAGCGCTCCTACAAGACCGTGACCACCTATGTGGACGGGGTCCAGACAAAGGTGGAGCGCAGTTTGGATGACATCGCCAAGACCACCACAGGCACAAAACCCGGCTCCACCACACCGACGGCCCCCACCCCGGACAAAGACCTGACCGACGCTGTGGAGGCCAACACTGAGGCCCTGCTGGCCGCAAACAGCAAGTTGGCCGAGATGGTGCGGCAGGCCAACACGCTGGTGCTGTCTGACAACATGGCCATCAGCCGGTCTGTGGCCGCTTCCGGCACGGCGCAGGTGGCCGCAGTCGCCAACCAGTACCACCGGGAGGGCGACACCACCATCATCCAGAACATCCACTCGAAGGCCCAGAGCGCCGCCGACCTCGCCCGCGAGACCCGCTGGGAGGCTGACCGCGCCAAGGCCCAGAAGCACTGAAAGGAGGCACCCGAATGGAACGACAAGATCACCTCATGCTCGTGACCGATGCGGGCGTAGAACTCCATCTGGGCTGGGATCACGACATTCCCTATACCATGGACCCGCTCAACGGCGTGCCGGTGGACCTACAACTGGCGCAGGGCGTCAATCAAGTGGGCCAGACCGTCGAAGATCAGAGCGTGGCGGGGGTGTATCGCCAGATCAACGCCGACTGCTGGGGCCCCCACGGCGATGCAGACGCAGATCTTGTGCTCCGCACTCTAACCTACAAGACTGCGGGCACCCTCTACTTCGGGGACAAATGGTTCTGCCGTTTCGTGGTCAGCAAGACCCCCTACACCGTCCAGCTCCACGGCTTCGTCCGGCTGGAGATGATGCTCTTCTGTCCCAAGCCCTTCTGGTACAGCCTGACTGCTGCCAGTTACACGCTGGGCGGCTATACGGCAGCCTTCCGGTTCCCGGTCAACTACGCGCAGCCCCACCGCTTCGGCATCCGGCAGCCCAGCACCTTTGTCAACTGCCGGAACACCGGGGCGCTGCCGGTGCCCTTCACCGCCACCCTCAGAACGGACGCCTCGGTGGTCAACCCCTGCATCCTCAACGTCATCACCGGCGAGCGCATCCGCATTCTGACCACCCTGACGCAGGAGCAGACCATCGAAATCTACCGCACCACCACCGACCAACTGGCCGTCAAGCGGACGGAGCACCAAGTCGAAGAGAACATCTTCGCCCTGCTGGACGAGGACAGCAACCTTGTGGAGCTGGCCCCCGGTGACAACCCGCTCAAGACCGAGGCCGACAGCAACGTGGACAACCTGCAAGCCACCGTGACCTTCTACCCGATGTATTCGGGCATCCTGCCGGAGGTGATCGCATGACGCTGGACGTTCTGGACGAGACCACCCTCGCCCGGCTGGGGCAGATCGGGGTGTGGGTCTCCCTCTATTGGGATGAGCCCTACAATACCCTGCAATCCTCCTTGCTGGAAGTCCGCCCCACGCGGGAGAACCTCGAACTGCTGCGGGAGGGCCGATGGCTCCGGCGCAGTGACAGCAATGTGCCCATGCGCATCTGCCACCGCTCCAACGAAAACGAGGGTGCGAACCTCGTCTGCACCCTCTACCCGGCCACATGGATCTTGAGCAAGCGGGTCAGCACCGAGGTCGTCAAGAACGAGAACGCGGAGGCCGCCATGCGCCGCCTTGTGGCTGCAGCGGCCCCGTGGCCCCGGTTGGAGCTGGGCGAGCTGGTGGGCTTCGATACCCACTACACCGCCCAGACCTCCGGCGGCTCCGTCCTCGGCTACCTGACCACCATCGGGGCCGCGTGCGACCTCGGCTTCCGCATTGTCCTCAGCGGTAAAAATGCAGATAAGAAGCTGCGGTTCGAGGTCTACCGCCCCACGGCAGACCCCAACAACCGCTTCAGCACCAAATGGGGCAGCCTGACCGGGGCCAGCTGGGCCTTCGGCGACAACGACTACTGCAATGTGGCTGTAGTACAGGGGGCCGGAGAGGGCGCCAATCGCGCCACCGTGACCGTCGGCCTCACCGACGCAGCCGGGGCCGACCGGCGGGAACTCTACGTGGACGCCCGCGACGTCCAGCCTGACGAAGAGAAAGGCGAGACCAACACCTCACCGGACTACCTGCAGCGGCTCATGGACCGGGGCACAAACAAGCTGCTGGAACAGCTCCGCACCGGCAGCATCGAGGTCAGCCTCGACGCTGCCCTCTCCCCCGGCGACGTGGCCTTCTGCACCCTGCCGGAGCTGGGCTACAAGGCCACCGTCCGGGTGGCAGACGTCATCACACAGAGCCAGAGCGACGGCACCACCCGCACCCTGCGGCTGGGCACGCCGGTCTGGCACAGGCTCTAAGGAGGGTTATTTTGAGCAACATCGTTACTTACCCCCTCAACGGCATCGACTACGACGCCGCCGACGCTGCCGGGTACACCGCCACCCGCACGTCGGGCGTGTACAGCAGCGAGGAGGATTTCGCCGTCACCGCGGCGGGCGGCTTGTCCGTGACCGTCAGCGCGGGCGTTGGCTGGGTACACCCCGCCCGGTTTGAGGGCTACAGCGTCATCATGCGGGAGGCCGAGACCCTAGCCCTTGCCCTTGCGGACGGCCAGCGCACCCGCATCGACCGCATCGTGCTGCGCTACGACGCAGCGGCCCACAAGTCCTCCCTGCTGGTAGTGCAGGGCACCCCCGACACTCAGCCCACCGCGCCGGGCATCTCCCGCACGGCGCTGCTGTACGACCTGTGCCTCGCCCAGATCACCCGCCCCGCCGGTTCCACCACCATCGTCGCGGGCAACATCACCGACACCCGGCTCGACCCCGCTCTCTGCGGCGTCATGCGGGACGGCGTGACGGGAATCCCGACGGAGGAGCTGATCGCGTCCGCGCGGGAGCGCATCAACGCGCTGGAAGAGACGGCCAGTGCCGCCGCCAAAAAGGCCGGCACCAGCAAGACCGCAGCGGCACAGTCGGAGGCCAACGCCGAGGCGTACAAAGAGGCCGCTGCCACGTCGGAGCTCAATGCCGCTGGCAGCGCCTCCGCCTCTGCCGGTTCCGCTGCCGCAGCCGCTCGGAGCCAGAGCGCCGCGGCGGGAAGTGCCATGGAAGCATCCGGTTCGGCCAGCGCGGCGGAAAAGTCCAAAACGGCAGCGGCGACGTCGGAGAGCAACGCGGCCAAACATGAGGAAGCCGCCAAGAAAGCCTCCGATGAGGCCGGGGCCAAGGCGGGGACAGATAAGACCTTGAGCATTGAGAACGCACCGGCGGATGCGGCGGCGGTAAGAAAGCTGATCGAAGAATCCCTTGCCGCTCAGCGTGCGGAGGATTACGCCAGAATCAAATTCTGGGCCAGCAACGACTCCACCAGCCCGGCAAGCTTTATCGGCGGCACATGGGAACGTGTCGAAGGTGAGTTTATCATGGGCGCTTCCAGTGCTTACCCTGTGGGCACCACCGGCGGCAGCGCCACCCACACCCAGACTACCGCCGAAATGCCGAGCCATAGCCATAGTGGCAGCACCGGCAGCGCTGGTTCCCACAGCCACAGTGCATCCACCGACAGCGCAGGCTGGCATAGCCACAGCGGTACGACCGATTGGGCGGGTTCGCATACGCATAAAGCAACCATAAAAAGCAACGGTAGCTCCACAGGTGGAGGCAGCGGTCTTGTCAGCTCCTCCGGTGACTATGGCGCTTGGTCAAGCAATAACGCCACCATAACAACCGAATCCGCCGGTTCCCACTACCACAGCTTCAGCACGAACGGCACGGGAAGCCACACCCATACCGTGAGCATCGGGGACGCTGGCGCTCACTCTCATACCGTGAGCATCGGCAGCACCGGCAGCGGGCAGGCAATGGACATCCTGAACCCTTACTATGCCCTGTACATCTGGGTGCGGGTGGATGATGCCGCATGAAAGGAGCGCACATGAAAATTATTGACGAGACTGGCATTGTGCTGACCACTGAGCCGGATCTGGAAGCGGGCTATCTGGTGGAAGATGTCGAAGTCACTCACCACGATGCCGTGGAGGGCACAGCTCCGCAGTGGCACAGAGAGACCGCAAAGCTACCGGACGGCTCTCCCGCCATCTACTACCGGGATGGTAAAGAGATTGGCCGGGACATGGTGAAGGTCATCGATGTGCCCGGCGTTGACCCTCAGCCCGCCTGGGATGAGGAAGTGCCGGTGATGCGGTACATCCGCTACACCGCCGAAGAGCTGGCCCAGCGGAAAGCCCAGGAAGAAACCGCCCGGAAGCGGCAGGAAGCGCTGGACAAGCTGCCGGAGACGCTGGCCGCCCTGCAAGCCGCCCAGGCAGATGCCGATGCGCTGAACGTTGACCAGGCCTACCGGCTGACCCTGCTGGAGCTGGGAATCACGGAGTAAAACCCTCTGCCAAGAGGATGATAACATTTTAAGATGGGGCACTGCCCCGGAAAGGATGCGCTATGTTGTACCGTACCTGTAAACGCATGATCGAACGCGGCAATCTGGAGGGCATGAGCACCAAGCTGGACGTTTTCTATGCCGCAAGCAAGTTGACTGATGACGAGTACAAGGAGCTGACCGAGCTGCTGGCCGAGAAGGAGGCGCAGAATGTCCAGAACAATACTTGACGTTTCCCGCTGGCAAGGCAGCATCAACTGGGACAAGGTCAAGGCAAGCGGCCTTGTCTCCGGCGTGATGATCCGGGCCATGGGCAACAGTAAAGAGGGCAAACCCAGCAAAACCTACATCGACCCCTACTTTGCCCGCAACTATGCCGAGTGCCAGCGCCTGGGCATCCCGGTGGGCGTGTACGGCTACTTCAAGGCCACCACCAAGGCACAGGCCGACAGGGAGCTGGCCCTGTTCAAGCAGGCGCTGGGCGGCAGAGCCTTCCAGCTGCCGGTGGCTGTGGACATCGAGGACAAGCTGCAGGCGGTTCTGAGCAAGTCCGCTCTGACCGACATTGTGGCCCACTGCCTGAGCGTGGTGGAGAGCTGGGGCGTATACGCCATGCTCTACACCGGCCTGAACTTCGGGCAGACCAACCTCTACGTGGGCGGCGCGGCCCTCAAGCCATACGACGTATGGCTGGCGGCCTACCGCACCAAGAAGCCCGCCCCCGGCTGGCCCTTCGGCATGTGGCAGTACACCCGCAGCGGAAAGATTCCCGGCATTGCCACAGGCGTAGACCTGAGCGTGGCCTACAAGGACTACGCCGCCATCATCCAGCGGGCCGGACTGGGGCAGGTCAGGGGGTGAGACCGATGGAGACGATTCTGGCCGCTGTGATCACCGGCGGCGTGACGCTGATCGGTGTGCTGATTGCCAACGGCAAGACGCAGGCCGTGACCGAGACCAAGCTGGAGGAACTGACCCGGGAGGTGCGGCTGCACAACAACTTCGCCCAGCGGGTGCCGGTGATCGAGGAGCAACTGAAAGTAGCAAACCACCGCATTGCCGATCTGGAAGAACATGAATACGAAAGAGAAAGGAACTGACCTATGACTAACAGAAAAATCCCCGCCGCGACCATCGCACGCACTGTTGTGCTGGCACTGGCCCTCGTCAACCAGCTGCTGAGCGCAGCAGGCAAGCCGGTGCTGCCCATCGACAGCGCCAGCGTGGAGCAGTGGGTGACCGCTGGCCTGACCACCGCTGCCGCCATCTGGGCATGGTGGGAGAACAACTCCTTCACCCCCGAAGCCATCCACGCAGATGAGCTGCTGGATCAGATGCAGGGGAAGATCAAGTAAGAGTACATAGCAACAGCCCCGGGGAGCCTGATGGTTCCTCGGGGCTGTTTTCTTTTGGCATGTTTCGGCATATTCCGACACATTCCGCATTATCCGGCACATTCTGACATTTTCCGGTTAAAGTTGGATGGAAAGGATGTGCAAACTATGCCTGACATGAAAATTTCGGACTCCCCTGTCCAGCTGGATCAAATTCTCAGGCCGCTGGGGATTACCCGGAGCTCAAGGAATTACCGTGTTCTCTGCGAATGTGTGGCTCTGATCTGTGAGCAGGAGGACCGGCTGGAAGCCGTACAGAAGGAGATCTATACCCCCATCTCAGACCAGCGGCGCTGCAAGTGGTCCGCCATTCAAAGTGCCGTCCGGCGTGCAGCAGAGAAAGCCTGGGCGCTGAACCCCGAGGGCGTTCAGCACCTGGCTGGCTACCCACTGACCGGTGCACCCAGCGCGGTGCAGTTCCTGGAGATGCTTTACAATGCCGTGGTGAGAGGGTAA